GTAAAAATGCCGTTATATCTAGGTTTGTAAATGTTGAACTTGATACTGTATAATATGAGTTTACAGTACCATTATTAGTATTATATGATTTATATAAACCATTCGCCGCCAAATGTATCAATGATGGATTAATTCCAGGATAATTTACCCTGTCAAACTCCATAACATTGCCATATGAGTGAATATTACCAGATGTGATTGGTTTGCCTGTGTCTTCTTGAGCATTCCATCTTAATGATCCATTGGAATATAATGATATAATGGATGAGTTTACTGAAGAAGGGCTTCCAACTAATATATGTGCATAGATATTGTCCGACCAATCAAACAAAATTTTACCGCCTGCGTATACTCCAACAGATGTATTACTGATGTTTGATGCCCAGATAACATTCCCAGCTGGATTAAACTTTACTAAAATGTATTGTGGAGTATCAGAATCTTCAAATCCGACAATAATATTACCAAGACTATCTGTTCCAGTTGCCCTAGGAATAACATTGGCGTTGTATGTCCAATACTGTTCATAGTCTCTTAAATATGCACCTTGAAGATCAGAAAATGCTATAGCAGATCCTGGTGTAGTATTTATTGTCTCACCTGCTCCTGGTTGCATATATCTTACTGTATCAATATCTAAAGCCCCTGAAGTATTTGCATACCCAAGTTCTTTTCTGATCAATGTTGCACTAATATTATTTGTATTTGGCAGTGTGGTAATCGGTGGCATATTTTACTCTTAAATTTTAAGTAGATGCGGAAGTCTTTTCCCACCCTCTTTGTTTGATACTAGCCATGCAATAGTTACACAAACATTCATATTCTTCATCCATTCATTAGGAAATATCGTTTCCCTTCTAAATTCTTGGAATCTGATGTCTGTGTTGTCAATAAAATCTGCTAAGTATTTATCAGTATAATAGAGAAATGAGTTCTCATTCCAGTATGATACATGAGTAGGATCCTGGAATGCACCTCTTCCGTCGGTCGACGGAACCTCTATAAATGCCCATCCACCATGAGCCAAGACTCTATGGATCTCACTCATGATTTTTGTTTTATCATGGAGATGCTCTATAATATGAGAAGCATTAAGAACACCTACAGAATTATCAGGCAGTGGAATTCCATCATTAAGATCGCAAACAAAATCTGCATTTTCTCTTAGATCTACTGTGACATAACCAGGAAAAGGATTTAATCCTCCACCGATATCAACACATAATAGACCTCTATCCTTGGCATCCTTTTCAGCCAACAGTCTTGCATGTGAATTAAAGAGTTCTACAGTCGTTGTTTGGATTGCTTGGTTTCTTTCAAGCCATGTATTATTGCCGGTGATTCTGTAGATATAAAGTGTCTTTGGAATACGAACCATTTTAGTTTGAAGATATGTTCTAATCATAAGTTCATGATCATCACAGATAGATAATTCTGGATTATGACCACCAATTTGTCTGTAGAATGAAGATCTCCAACTGCGGACATGGTCAGGTGCATACCAAATATAACCGACACTATGACTAGACGGTTCAAAACTATTCATACAATAAAGAGATTTTCCCTTCCAGTCAAACATTTGATATGTCCAACCATATTGTTCATTGAAGGGTACAAACTCATCTTTCATATGCAACATAGCAGCATCACTAAAGACAAATCCAGCATTGGGATTATTTGTATAAGCCTTGAACAACTCTTCTAGACAGTCTGGTGTTATTAGATCATCATGATCTACTTCAACAAGAATATCACCGGTACCATGATGAAATGCTTTATTCTTGATATGACCAATGTTTGTATTATCATCAGCTGCTGGGAAAATCTTAACTTTTGGATTATGTTTAATCACTTCAGGAATATGATGAATTGTGCACTTATTATTAAGATACAAAACCCATTCCCAATTGTCATAGGTTTGTTCTAGAATCGTATCATACAATTCTAACAAATATGGCAGGTTGTTAGGATCGTGCTCAGGCGTAATAATACTAAATTTCATAACAAATATTTCCTAAATTTTATTTTAATCAAAAAAGAATAAGTGAACAAGCCGGCCATTATTTAAGGCATCACCAAAATAAGGTCCGGCAGAATGGAAACACCCGGCATCCATGATTATTAACCTATTGTATATATTACCAGCTACATCCGATATATCAAACCTGGTACTATCATAAAAATTACCGTTGAATGCATCATCAGCAAATTCATCTAAACGGTGTACTGTTTTATTTAATTTTGATCGATGAAGTCTGGTCCCGCTTTGAATAGGTGCATCTGGAGTCAGATAAATGATAGCTGCCCATTTCTGTTGGTCATAGTGATAGACTTGGGGATCTTTTGCAGTTGTTACTTGAAAACATCCATTACACCCATGAACATCCCAGTTTGTTATTTTTTCACCAATAATATTTTCAAACAGATGTTTTAATTCAGTAGGTCTGTATGTTTCCTTTGATCTAAACCCTTTATAAAATCTTAAATCTTCATTGTACTCTAATCCAAGAGCAAAATCTCTAACTTCATCTGGATTTTCATAGACATTATCAACAATAAAAAATCTTTTAGTTGGTCTATTTAATGAAAACAATGACGGTTGTTTTTCTATATAAGATTCTTGATTTAACTTATAAATTTTAGAAAGACCAACTAAGTGTTCTTTTCTAATGGAATTAAATCTTTCCGCTTTTTGATAAATCGATATTGCAGCATTTGGATATTCTAAAAATTGATATAATTCAGCCATTAGAATACATGCATTATAGCATTTTTCATTGTTTAGATTGGAACTATATAAATTTAGGTATTGATCAAAATAAAATATTGATCGGCGTGCTGATTCTTTTCTATGTTCTAAACCGAGCGGTAAATCTTTACATTCGTGTGCATCATAATAACTTTTAGCAAGTTGCCAAAAATCAGATTCATTCGAAGGAATTATCTCCACTTTGGCCCCTCGAACCATGCAACTAAACTATAACGTGTTCCACGAGTTACTGGAAGAACACGATGTTTAAAGAATGACGGAAAAAATACTGCCGTCCCCTGCATTCTAAGATCATTTTCCGGAGGTATATTCACACAATCAGTAAATTGTAAATCACCGCCAGTATATGATTGTGGATCTGAAAGTTGAATTACCATAGAAATTTTTCTGTGGTAAACTGGATCTTCATTCAGCCAAAATACATCATGATGTTCTTTATACTCGCCAAGTTGATCTTCTGAGTATTCTCCGAATTGAAGAAAATCTAACTTTGTAACATGAACATTAAAGAAATCATGATTAGCTTGAATTGCCATTTTCCAAACTTCATCAAATATATATTTGTATTTCCAATCATCGGAATTGAAAAACCTAACCTTTGTTTTTCTAATATCCTCGTTTACAATATGCCCACTTCCAGATCCGACTAAAGCATCTTGTGATGGGATTGATAAGCAGTCATTAATAATTCTATTACACATTGTATTATCAAAGCGCGCTTTAAAATAGCACCATTCACCTTTCATTATATTATCCTTCTATTTTAGATTTCAAATACTCTATTTGAGTTTTTTGATCTTTCAACACCTCAATTAGTAGTGCAACAATTCGGTCATATCTGACAGTTTTATAATTCTCGCCAGATATGCTTTTGCCTTCACTATTTATATCGAATGGTGCTGGTGTTACTGCCTCTGGAAGAACTGACTCTACTTGCTGTGCTAATAATCCCATATGTCTATCTTCATCTAAATATCCATATTTTTTTGCTATATCATTTCCAGTATAATATACACCATCAATAGCACTCAGTCTTGATAACGAATTGCCAATATTGCTTATTACGCTTTTAAGTCTAGCATCAGAATATCCGGATGTTATAGCCCCGGCTGCATAGATATATCCTTGTAATCCTTGAATACCAGTTGGCACATTAACATAGAGGATATCTGTCGCTGCTAAACCTGCTGATGAGCCTTGATATCCTTTGAATCCTTGAGGTCCTTGCAGACCTGTTAATCCTGGTGTTGTAGATTGTGGTCCTTGGGCACCGGGAGGTCCTGCAACACCACGAGGACCTGGTTGGCCTCTAGGGCCTGATAAACCAGTTGTTCCAGGGGAAACACCAGGATCGCCGCGCTGTCCTTGAACACCCTCTGGACCGCTGCCACCAGGAGCTCCTTGCGGTCCGCGTGGTCCTGGTGCTCCAGCACCACTTGAGGGAGGAGTCCATCCTGGATACCCTGATGAACCGATTGGTCCAAGCGGGCCTGAACCAATTGGACCAGGAGCTCCTGGCCCTCCAATAGAGCCAGAATAACCGATGGATCCTGAATAACCTTGTGGTCCTGCAAATCCCGGTTGACCGCGGCCGGCGGCGGACTGCGATGCCGGTGTACCAGGATTGCCTGTTGGTCCTTGAGGCCCACCTGGTCCTGTTGGTCCTTGAGGCCCCTGTGGACCAGGCGGACCTGGGCCGCCTGCCGAACCAGGTGGACCGGCTACAGAACCTTGATATCCTTGAAGGCCTTGATATCCTTGATTGCCTGATGATCCCGAATATCCACCTGTTCCTGAAGATGAAATATAACCACGCAAAGGCGAGCCTATAGGACCTCTTGAGCCTGGAGTACCGCTACCACTTCCAGCTGATCCTGGTGGTCCAGAACTTCCTACATATCCTATTGGTCCTTGTGGTCCCTGTGGCCCTCTTGACCCAGCAGATCCAGTATATCCAACTTGACCTTTTATATTAGTTTGTGCACCAATCCATTCACCAGAGCTATTAACAACATCTGTAGTTCCAATAGTTAAACCATTTTTTATATCAAATTTTTTAATGGTCATTGTGAAACCTTATCTAATAAAATTTTAATTTGGTGTTGTTGCTCTTTTATGGCTTCAATTAATAATGGAATTAACTTATCATATTGTACTGTTATAAAATTATGTCCTGTTAAACTAGAGTCGTTACCAGACATATCAAATGGTGCTTGTTTAATTACTTCTGGCGCAACCAATTCAACTTGTTGAGCTATTAATCCAATCTGTCTAGAATCATCATCGTAACCAAATTGTTTAGCATATTGATTTTGTTTAAAATATATTCCTGTAAGAGATAATACTTTATCAAGCGCATTGTCGATGGGTTTAATATTTGATTTTAATCTTTGATCAGAATAATAAGATGTTATATCACCAGTGGCTTGTAATGTTCCAGTTGGACCCGCCGGAGTATTAACACCAACGGCAGAAGCATATGAATATGTTGAATATGAAACACCCACTGATCCTTGATATCCTATTGGTCCTTGTGGACCTTGAAGACCTGAAGCACCAGTGGGCCCTGCAGCACCTGTATTTGTACCAGCAGAACCCCAATAACCGGCGGATCCTTGATATCCTTGAGGTCCTACTGGAGAAGGCCCGAGCGAACCAGTATATCCTACTTGTCCTTGTGGGCCAAGTGCAGAACCTGAAGGTCCTGGTGGTCCTGGTGGGCCAGGATTTTGACCGGGAATTCCAGGACCGGGATTGCCTTGCGGTCCTTGGATTCCTTGTGGTCCAGTTGCAGTTCCCCCTGTAGGTCCTTGTAGTCCAGATTGACCTTGTGCACCTACAAAACCACGAGAGCCTACTGGACCGAGTGAAGCACCTTGCGGACCTTGCGGTCCATCTATGCCCTCTAAACCTTGAACTCCTTGTTTACCTGGAATTCCAAATAGACCTGGAGGTCCTGGAGGACCTGGAGTAGTTCCTTGCGGTCCATTTGCACCAGAATTTCCTGGCGATCCTGCTCCGCCTACAGAACCGCTGTATCCTTGAATACCTTGCGGCCCTTTCAATCCAACATTATTAAAATTTATAATAGGCCCTTGAGCACCCTGTGGCCCATTTGGCCCAAAATCACCAGAAGCCCCCGGTGGCCCACTACCAGGTGGGCTAGCAGGACCTGGACTACCAATAGCGCCTTGAACTCCACGATCGCCAGTAGGACCAGCGGTTATAGTATTTGGTCCAGGATCGCCAGGCAATCCTGCATAACCAGAATTTGGTCCTTGCCAAACACCGCTAGAATCAACTATTGTTTGTGCGCCTGAAATAATTCCATTAGCAACAATGAACTTTTTATCATTCGCCATTTAATAATTCCTCTAACACCATTATTTCACGCTGTTGTTTTTTTATAGTTTCAATTAATAATGGTATAAATCTATCGTACATAACAGTTAGATAATTTTCATCAAATGGTGCTTTTTGAACAATTTCAGGAGCAACTTTTTGGACTTCTTGAGCAATAACACCTATTTGACGTTGTTTGTTTTGAAATCCGTTTAATTCAGCTAAATCATTTTGGGTGTAAAAAACTCCATTTAAATTATAAATAATTTCATCTGCATTTTTTATATATTCTATTTCGTCTTTAAGTCTTACATCAGAATAATAACTAATTATATCACCAGATGCTCGAACATCGCCTGTTGGCGCCGGAGTAGCAATTCCTACTGATAAATTATTTACAGAAATGGTTGTAGTTTGATATCCGTCCGGTGTACCTGGATTGCCAACTGGTCCAGTTCGTCCAATTGGTCCAGTTGGGCCTGGTGGTCCTTGTCTACCGGGTGCGCCTACTGATCCTTGATATCCATTCCCGCCAGTTGGTCCTATAAGCCCTGTTGCACCTTGTGGGCCTGGTGGTCCACCCGCGACTCCTGGCAAACCAGTCAGTCCTCGCGGGCCAGCAGCATAAGATGGAATACCTGGAAACCCGGTAATACCATCGGGTCCCGGTGAACCGGTATTGGGCGTGGCTGAACTCGGCGCCCCAATATCACCTTGTGGGCCTGCAGGTCCCTGCGGTGCGCTGATACCTGTTGGTCCTGTTGGTCCTTGCTGGCCTAAAGCTCCCTGCGGTCCTTGTCTACCCTGTGCACCGGTAGCACCGGTCGGGCCCACTATACCAGAAGAACCACTGTATCCGATAGGACCTATAACAGTTCCTTGTGGTCCTTGTGGGCCAATTGGCCCAGGAGGTCCCTCTGGGCCTGGAGTACTCGATGGAGTATTATTGTCAGGACCTGGAGGACCAGGAAACCCAGGATATCCTGTATCGCCTAAAAGTCCTTGCGGACCCTGAGATCCATAAGTTCTTACTCCAATAAATCCTTGTGCGCCAGAGGCAGAACCAGAATATCCTTGGGGTCCTGAAGGGCCCGGAGTACCAGATGGTCCTGGTGGGCCTGCAGAACCACTGTATCCTATTTGACCAGCCGAGCCAGGAAAACCAATAGGACCCGGCGCGCCAACAGATCCTGTATAACCAATAATATTTGTCTGTGGCCCTATCCACTGGCCTTGATTATTAATAATAGCGATCGTATTAACAGAAATACCATTTGCAGGAACTACAAAGCCTTTTTTCACTATTTAAAACTCCAAAGTTAAGCAGGTATAGGCAGTGGTTCGGCGATTGTATTAAATTTTGTTGATGTTGCAGATGCAGGAGTAACATTAACACTTACTATGTTAGATGCAATCGATACATCAACTGTAAACAATGGACTTGATGTATATAAAGTGCCATATTCTGTTGCATAAGCTGTAGACCCATCAGTCGTTACCATTAAAATAGTTATATGCTTATTGCCGGAAGCTTGAGTAGCTTGTATTAAATATCTAGCACTGCCATAGGTTGTAGTGCTGTATGTAGCTATGGGTGTAACTGATGTTGATGTTGTAGTAACCGGTGTCGTTATTGTTGATCCGGCGGATCCCCAGTAACCTACAGAACCGGTATAACCAACAGAACCCCAGTAGCCTGTATCACCCTTAGAACCCCAATAGCCAACAGAACCGGTATAACCAACAGAACCGGTATAACCAACAGAACCCCAGTAGCCTGTATCACCCTTAGAACCCCAATAGCCAGCAGATCCTGAATAACCAACAGAACCGGTATAACCTACAGATCCCCAATAGCCAACAGATCCTGAATAACCTACAGAACCGGTATAACCAACAGAACCCCAGTAGCCTGTATCACCCCTAGAACCCCAGTAGCCAACAGAACCGGTATAACCTACAGAACCGGTATAACCTACAGATCCCCAATAGCCATTATCACCTTTAGAACCCCAGTAGCCTGTATCACCTTTAGAACCCCAGTAGCCAGCAGATCCTGAATAACCAACTGATCCAGTATAACCAACAGAACCCCAATAACCAGCAGACCCAGTATATCCCTTAGATCCCCAATATCCAGTTTCTCCACGATCTCCCGGAGGACCTCCATCGCCAATTGATCCCCAGTATCCTGTAGAACCAACAGGACCAATTGATCCAGTATATCCAATCGGACCTTGAGCGCCGACTTGACCTAGTGATCCAGTATATCCGCGAAATCCTTGATTTCCTTGAAAACCTTGATTGCCTTGTGGACCAAAAGGACCTTGATATCCTTGATTTCCTTGATTTCCTTGTGGACCGTTAGCAGGGCCTTGAGGTCCCTGTGGACCTTGTGGTCCCTGTGGACCGGCCGTTCCTGGGCCGCCGCCACCTGATCCAGGTTTAACATAAACAATATTTCTTGAAGGTGGAGAAGCTACAGTTATTTTCATTATAACTTATCCTTAATGAGACACGCTAGGTGAAACTGTTACAATACCTTCAACTAATCTAGATACAACACCAGCATTATCAGTTAAGATACAATCATATACGTAACGACCTGCTGAAACCGAAGATGTTAGTGTAGAATTGGCAGCAAGAGATACTGCACCATTGGCAACAGTAACATCAAATGCATATGCCGTATTTGATGTATAATGTTTGCGAAATTGTGATTCACCAGTATATCCTGTAAAATCAATATCATTTCCATCATTATCAGTCACATTAAATGTGATTGAATAATCAGTTCCTTGATCGATGGTGATGTTTGCCTTTATTGCCATTTTTATCCCTCTGTCGATTCCACTTATTGCAAATATTAGCCATATGACTTTTTATCGCAGATATATATCTTTGGATGTACTAATAGTGTACATTAGTCTAGAACTATGATATATTTATAAGAATGGGCATGTGGAGATCTTATGAAAATTGCAATTATTGATACGCTTGGTTTGACTTATGATGGAAGTACGCTAGATAAGCGCGGACTCGGTGGGTCAGAATCCGCTGTCATCCTTATATCAAAAGAACTAGCAAAAATCGGTTTTGATGTGACAGTTTTTAATGATTGTACATCAGACAACTCTAAACCTGGCCAGTATGACGGTGTCTGGTATGAACCATTAAAGGCTGTTGAGTATTGTGAAAGTTTTGATATCATGATCGGTTCTCGGTCGGTCGCTGCGTTCGCTCCTCAACATATGATCGACGAGTTCAAGAACTTTATCGGTGGTCTCCCAGATTTCACTCGTATCCAACAGAATTCCAAGCACAAAGTACTCTGGATGCATGACACCTTCTGTGATGGAGACACCCATCTAGAAGGTTTCTTACTCGATGGTTTCATTAATGAAATCTTTACACTCTCTGATTTTCATACGTCATATGCAGGAAACTGCGACCATGGTAAAAAACGTATGTTTGAAGTCATGAAGAAGTTTATATTCCAGACACGTAACGGTATCGGCAACATGCCAAAGAAGTTTGTAGATATTACTCAGAAGGATCCGAACCTCTTTGTTTACAATTCGTCTGTGACTAAGGGAATGGTTCCTCTTGTAAAAAAGATCTGGCCCGAGGTAAAGCGTCGGCATCCAGAAGCCAAGTTGACTGTCATCGGCGGTTACTATAAGTTCCGTGAGGACTCAGAACCAGACCAGCAACAGCGTGACTGGACGGACATGGTAGTCCAATACGGCAATGACATCAACTTTACCGGGATCATCACTCAGAAAGAGATCTCTGATATCCTAACCAAAGCATCGTACATGATCTATCCGGCTGCATTCCCGGAGACGTACGGCATCTCGGCACTTGAAGCCTTGGCACATAACGTTCCTCTGATCACCAACAACTTTGGTGCATTGGAAGAGACCGCATTGGATCTGGCATGTTACAAGATTCCTTATGCCATCGAACCAAATAGTTTGTTCCCATGGATTCCTGGTGATATTCAAGAACAGCGATTTATTGACATGGTATCTCGTGTATATAGTGATAGGCATTTACATCAACAAAAGATGTACGCATGCAATCAGGTAAAAGATATTTGTGGCTGGGATTCTGTTGCTATGCAATGGAAGCAGCATCTTTATCATAAACTTGGTGAATATTTGCCGGTTAAAGAATATCGTAAGGTTTCTAAGATTAATCATAGAATACATAAAATATTTGGACGCCGCTGGACGAATCCTGAAGAGTTTTCAGTTCCTCGTCAAGAATGGCAAAATGATATTAATGTAGTTACACCGGTTTACAACTCAGAGAGTTATATTCAGCGGTGTATTTTATCAGTTGCACAACAAGACTATAACAATTATCACATGTATATTATTGATGATGCATCAACAGATAATACTGTTCAAGTTGCATTAGATACAATCAATTCGTTGCCTGAACAAATTAGATATAATTTTACATTAATCCAAAATGATGTAAACTACGGTGCTGTTTGGAATCAGGTCAATACTATCGAACAAGAGTGTAATTCTGGCATTGTTATGCTTCTAGATGGTGATGACTGGTTGGTAAATGATCCTAACATCTTCCACATGTATAACAACTTATACGATGAAGGTGCAGAGTTCACATATGGTTCATGTTGGTCTGTTTGTGATAATATTCCTTTAGTTGCCCAGGAATATCCACCTGAGGTTAAGGCTAATAAGTCATATCGTGACTATAAGTTTAGTTGGAATATGCCTTATACGCATTTGCGTACATTCTATGCAGGTTTGATGCACAAGTATCTTCAAGATCATGGTAACTATGCATTCAGGGATCCAGAGACTTTAGAATGGCTAAAGGCAGGCGGAGATACTGCAGTATTCTACACTATGATTGAACAAGCAGATCCTGATAAGGTTGTTTGCGTCTCAGATGTAGTATACAACTATAATGACGCCAACCCGATTAATGATTATAAAATTAACGGGAGCGAACAGACTAAGACTGCTAACAAAGTGATAACCAATAAACAAAATAAAATCACGCCCCGATTCTCAATCACAATACCAACAATGTGGCGTTGTCAGGATCTTACCCATAGACTTTTGACTAATTTAGTCGAACATCCTTTAGTTGGCGAGATCATTCTTATTAATAACGATCGCGAACGAACTCCTAAATGGGATATTCTTAATCATAAGAAGATCTATGAGATTGAGATGTATGAGAACATAGGTGTTAATCCTGCCTGGAACATGGGTGTACAGAATAGTAAATATGATTTAATTGGTATCATAAACGATGATATCGTGTTTGACCCAAAACTATTTGATAAGTTAGTTGATAAACTGACACCTGATGTTGGTGCATTTGGTATTATCAATGGTTGGGCAGAAATGAACCAACCAGTTACTACTGATGGCTCTATTGATTTCCTTAAGTGGGAACATGGAATGATTATTCATTGTTTTGGTCAAGCATTTTTTATGCACAAGAATAATTGGTTAAGTATTCCAGAAGAATTAATAATCAATTTTGGTGATGCGGTTATTTTCCATCATCAACTTGTAAATCATCGCGATAATTATTTAATCTATAATATTAATTTTGAATCTGAAAGATCATCAACAGTACATGATAAAACTATTCCACTGATTGCTACATATGATTTTGACAAAGAATATGCAATATATGCCGAATGGGAAAATAATAATCCTATTATAAAGAAAGAAGTATCAGTGATACCAAAGAAGATCCTAATTGCTATTCCGTGTAAGAATGATATTGAAGCAGATACATTTAAGTCGGTCTATGATCAAATTATTCCAGAAGGATATAAAGCAGACTTCCAATACTTCTTTGGTTATGCTGTAGATCAGGTACGGAATCTAATTGCAGACTGGACTGTTAAGGGATATGACTATCTCTTTGCTGTGGATCATGATATGATCTTTGCTGCAGATACTTTACAGAAACTTTTAGCTGCCGACAAATCGATTATATCGGCTGTATACCGTCAAAGATTAGAACCGCAGGTATTAGAGATTTATGATCACGGTTACCATAATATTCCATATGAACATCTTTATAATAGAGGAGTAATTGAAGTTGGTGGTTGTGGATTTGGATGTGTTCTTGTCAAGAAAGAAGTATTTGCCGATATTGGTTATCCGCAATTTGTATATCATCAGGCATTAGATCATGCTTATACACTTAGTGAGGATTTAGACTTCTGTAGAAAGGCAAAAGAAAAAGGATATACAGTCTGGTGTGATACATCTATCCTATGTGGTCATATCGGCCAGAAGGTATTCACACCAGTATAACCAGTTAGATCGACAGTAGCATCGTTATCATCAATAACGTTGATCGGTGTCTGGAATGTACTTTCCTGGCCAATATCTAAGTTTGCTTTGACTGTTATTTATTCTTCCATTAATCTTTTAAATTTATAATCATAGCTTTAAGAATTCCAACTGCACCTGGATGTAATGTAATACCGATACTTATTCTTGGATCATCGTATACAACTGGAATCTGATAATATTTATCAAATGAACCAAAGTGATTTAAAACTGCTTTAGCTGCAGGTGAATTTGGATTAAATAAAGTTGCAAGTCCAGCAAAACCTTCTGCTCTTACAAATTCTGAATTCTTTTGTTGGAATTCCTCAGAATACCACCACGCTCTAGATCCTGTTGTTGTTTGACCATATACCGGGTGTCTATGAAGTAGATATGGTTTATCATTAATTTGCTGACTGCTATAGCTACAAATTCCTACCGTATAACCATCTACATCATACCGAATTATTGGATGGTTGTGTAATTGATCGATCAAGGCAGCTTTGAGATCATCATCACCCATTCTTTTGCGTTCTTCAGAAATATATGGATGTGCTTCTGAATATAGTCTTTCAAGCACCTCTCTTGATATATCATCTACTGTTATTTTTGTAAGTGTTAACATGATTAATCCTATGTCCAAGTAACATTGACTGTTGCACCTGCAGCATATGCTGCAATAAACATATCTCCAGGACCGCTAGATCCTGACCACGACCATGCTGATGATGTCGAACTATTAATAGATGAATTTGAGAAAGTAGCAGAAGTTCTAGAGAATGACAGAGATGTAGTATTATTAGCAACAGTCATTGTGGTGAAACCGGAATTGGTACCGTTTCCGCTGTCTTCTAGATAGAATTCCAGATAAGAAGTTGATGAAACAACTTCTGATGCGCGTAATTGAAATATACGAGCATTGTGTCCGGAAAGTGTAGAATTACTTGATGGCGAAATTGAACCTGGGTTACCGGTATATTTACTATATCCATAATAAGCCACACCGCCTTTAGGAGCAGCAAGGTATCCTGGAGTTACAGTTCTGAAATCTAAACTACTTGTAAAAAATGTAGTCCAAGCAGAACCATTCCAGACTTTACCATTTGATGCTGTAACCCACGAAGAACCATTCCAGACTTTAAGTCCGGTTGCAGACACCCACGAAGATCCGTTCCATACTTTAAGTGCCATTAGATCTGAATCCAAATATCGCCTTGGTTAGAAGCAGATGGTGCAGTCGATGATACAAAGACTTGACCGCCGCCAGTATAACCAGTGGTTACATTTCTTAGGATAGGTGCCGTCACACTCGGTTGAGAACCAGTATAACCAGTAGGGCCACTAGGACCAGTGGTACCAGTAGGGCCACTAGGACCGGTACCACCAACTGAACCCCAGTAACCATTAGTACCAGCTGATCCAGTATAACCAGTAGGGCCAGATGATCCCCAATAACCAACCGATCCTGAATAACCAACGGATCCAGTGTAACCTCTAGATCCCCAGTAACCACTAGAAGAACCCCAGTAACCACTAGTACCTGCTGATCCAGTATAACCGGTAGGACCAGTACCACCAGTAGGACCAGTACCACCAGTAGGACCAGTACCACCGGTAGGACCGGTACCGCCAGCTGATCCAGTATAACCA